GATAAAGATATTTGCGGATATTGGCAAATTTACAAGTCCTTTTCCGGATTTTATTTGAACAGTTCCCCACTGTATAATAAGCCCCCCGAAAAAGCTGCCCAGGCATACATACCCATTAGTATCGATGCTGTACTTCACCCCGGAGGCATTGAGCAGCATCTTCATCAGCTTGCCCATGACAGAGTCGGTCGTCAGCTCGGACACAACGGTCGGCAGCACCTTGCTGGCCAGAGAGCCAATGATGGACTCGTGCCAGTCGGTGATGGCGCCGGATTCGGTTTGTGGATGGAACGGGACCATGGCATTAGTGGCCTTGTCAAAATAGTTCATGATGCATTTTTTAATGCTCATTTTTACCTATCTCCTTTCATATTTCTTTGAGCCAGATGACATCATGGTCGGTCGGCTCTGTGTCGGATACGACGAACCCAGATTTGGATCTGATTGGAGCCCCCACCCATTCCCCGGTATCCTGGTCTGCCAGGAAAAGGGATGGACCCAGGGCATCGTAGATGCCACCACTGGTGACCGGTCTTGTGCTCCCGGAAGTCGGGGTGCTGTCAAAATTCAGTTTGTCTTGTTTTTGGTTGACTTCTGACTTGGTGGCGAAGGTGGATTTCAGCTTTGTCAAAAAAGTCTTAAGCCCCGTCAGGCTAACCATCTTCATATGGCATCACCACCTTCAGGAGAAAAGGGCAGTGATGTCCGCATCGGTGGCAGTCGGATAGTCAGCTTTGGCCATGTAGGCACTTGCCACATCAGTCGATTTAGCATAAGCGCTCAGGTCCACCACCCCAGAGAGGTTGTCCCAGCTATTACCATTCCAGGCTACGTTGTCCCCCGCCTTGATGTCGTGGGATACATCGGCAGCGGTAACGTTGTACACATCGCCCACCGCCATGCCATTGGTCGGCAGCGCAGAGTAGGTGTCGACGCTCCCACGATACCTGAAAGCGGTAGAGATGTCCGTCTTTTTGGCATAAGTGCTGGCAATATCTGCCGTTTTGGCATATGGGCTAAGATCTGCGGTCTTAGCATAAGGAGTAAGATCAGTGGTCTTTGCATAGGGAGTTAAATCCACAACTCCCTGGTCCGCTGCCAGGACTCCGTTCGTAATAGTTAGATTGGCTCCAATTTTCACCCCCCCTAGAACGGTGCCGGAAGCGGTCGGAAGAACGTACGCATTTGCACCAGTAGCAATCCCGGCCAGCTTGCTCTTTTCAGCAGTTGTATAGTCATTGGAGCTCAGAGCTTTCCCACTTTCCTTTGCCACAAAGAGACTTTTCAGGGACGTGAGAAAGGTCTTCAAGTTGCTCAGTCTTACCAATTTGTCAGTCGCCATTGATATTTCCTCCTTCAAAAAGAGCCAGGATATCTGCATCCGTTGCAAAGTCCTGGTCATAAGATTTTCCTGCCGTAATGGTCCCAACCAATGTGCATGTTGCGGACAGCGTGCCCTGTAAGGTTCCTTCTGCGAATATGGTTCCGGTAATTTTATTCATCAGAACGTCACCTCTTCACAAAGGACAAGGATGTGCGGCGTAATAATAGTGGATACGAAGCCATCGGTCCTCCGAAGTTCCACATCATAGCAGTAGGTCCCATACTCTAGGGACTCCGTTTCTTTTGGAGTGATGGTCACCTTGCTGTCAGACACGGCCTTCTGGATAATCACATCCCTGGCTGCCGTGTTTTTCTTGACGGTAAAAAGGATGGTGTCATCTCCCGTGATCTGGTAGGGAGTCCCGTCAGCATTGTTGATGGCCAGGTTCAGGATAGCCGTATCTCCCCTGGTCATCCGGATGTCGTTATTTCTGACATCAACCATAGGTCACCACCTCACTCAAGCAGTTCAATCCAGATTCCCTTATCCGCCATGCTGGCCGGCTTGCCTGCTGTATCGGATACAAACAGCCGGTTGCTGTGAGCATCCTCAGATGCGTTATGAGATGCAATCATTTCCTCCACATCCGACTTGTGGACATAAACAATAGAGGAATCAATCTGTACCGCGACGTTGGCGGATGAGCTCACAATCAGGCTGACTTCCAGCCTGTTCTCGTCGGATGGGGTATCTTTCGAGGGAATGTAGTCGTAGTTGTTCCCCGCATTGCTGTAGGCATAGAGAGTTTCCGCACCCCCGTCAAGTTTCGCAAAGATGCCCAGTTCCCTGGATACGAATCCTTCTGTCAGTTCCGCATTGGATGTGTTAAAGGTCAGGACGATCTTTTCCGGATTGCTGTCATTTTTTTTGACGATAGGCAGCGTCATTCTCGGTGCCTTTAGATCCGCAAAAGCCGTAATGTCATCAGAGTCTGCCAGCATGCCGGAGCCCAGCTTCCCGCAAGTGAAAGTCAGCGTGTGACTGTTCTGGGCCTGTACCAGCATCTGCATCCCCTTCTGGGTGAAAGTAAGAGATGGAAATTTAGCCATATTATTGACCCCCCGTAATGGACAAAAGTTTATATTGATGAGATACGAAGCCCGCAGCATAAAGAGTCGTCCCATTAGCTTCCAGGCTGTATCCCGTTTTCATATCGACCAGTTCCTTTTTATAGCTTCGGATAAGTCCTGCCCCGTGGAATTCCAGATTGGCCTGGGTAATGGTCACAAGCTTATAGCCGATGTGAGCCGGGATGTAAGTATTGATGGCGCCCCGCAGTTTCCCGTAGTCCAGGACCTGCCCACCATGGTACAAGATCTCTATCCGATATTCCTGTGGATAGCTCAGGATGGTTCCCTGCCGATCCGCGATGTATCGGTTTACCAGATTGGTCAAAAAGGTTTCCGTCACGCTTTCCGGGTTCTGCAGTTTAGCCATCACAGCTTGACGGCGTGCATCCAGATCCAGAGTCGGATTTGTTTCGATGCCCACCAGATCTTCCCAGTCTGCCAGTCCATAGGTGGCACTGATGATAAAAAACTGGTCCAACAGCTCCTGCAAGTCGATTCGAATTGTGTCATGTTCCCGGCTGTCGGCATCGTTCGTTGCCTTGAATGTCTTGTCCTTGGCCAGGAATTCTGGCAGATACCGCAGGATGTCAATGGCAGCCTGCCTCATCCATTCATGTTTCATGTCAGAGTCACCGTCCCAACTACAGGCAGGTGATCAGCACCCACCACGATATTTTCCGTCCCACCGTTGATGGTCAGTCCGGTGTAGTCCTTAACTCCGGTGCTGTCAGCATTGTCCAGGATAATCCGCCCGATCTGCGCATAAGAAATGGTCACAGTATCAGTCATCGCAGCCATATTCGTATAGTCTGAGCCGAACACGCTGCCTTTGAAATATTTAGTCAGTACAGTTTTGATGGCATCCGCGTTCCCGGTTCCAGATGTTACTTTCAAGGCCAGATTCACGGTAGTCAGCACTGGACCCACTACCGTTACCGTTGCTCCAATGGGAGCCTGGACAGCAATGGCATCCCGTACTGCCTGGAGAAGCTCGTCTCCAGGGCTGTCCTTGTTGGCATCAACCACGATTACTTTTACGGTCCCGTTTCCATTCCAGAGCGGGAGCACCTTAACTGCGCCCACACCAGGGACGGCCATAGCCCACTCGATGTAGTGGTAGACGTTCCCGGATGTGGCCGGCTGCCGTACCGCAAAGAGCAGTCGTTCCCGCAAGGCATCATCAGATTCTTCTTCATATCCGCCGGATGCAGCCTCTTTGTTGGTTACCTGGCTGATGCCATAAATTGGAATGGGGATTTTGATGATAGTCCCTGCTCCCACATTCCCGCCGGCCCCCGTTGCCGATGCCGTGGCTTTCACATATACGACTCCAGCAGGCCCAACCACTGCTTCAGCATTGGCCGTGAAGCTTAACGACCCCGTGCTGAAAACGCTGCCGTTCGGGATTTTTGCTCCGGCGGTGCCGCTGATGGTCAAAACTGTAGTAGCGGCCGTTGCCTTCCGCCTGGACAGTCCGGCCAGCTCATCGGCCAGGCAATCCAGGTAGCTTCCCCAGGACGTCTGGGGGAAGGCCGCTTCCATCATCAGGTCCATTTCGGCATAGGCCTTTTCAAACTCCTTGGCGTTAGCTGCCAGCGTGTCAAAAGCGAATGTGCCTTCAACCGCGCTGGTCCCGGCTCCCTGGAATTCAGCATGGTACTCTTTCAACCGTTCCAGGATGGCTGCTCTGGTTTCCGCTTCAAACATCTCCTACACCTCGATTCCTACTGATGTGCTGCCGTAGACCGTAGCCAGCTGCAGCTTCATCTTGATTTTTTTATGGACCTGTTCCGTACTGATAGCAATGACATCCAGGATATATGGATTGACCAGCAGCCCTTCCTTGATGTATTGGTACAACTCGCTGGCCCGCTGGCTGTCATTGGGCCCCGTCCCTACAAAAGGTTCAAGCTCGATGCCGTAATCATCAAAGTAGACCAGATACCGATACCGTTCTACCAATAGGCAATGCAGCACCCATACTTTGATGGCCTCGTTCTTCTCCACGATCTTATGGGATCCATCGTCATTGTAGAGGAACTGGTTCCTGTCGAAATCCCAGGCAAACTCCTTGAAGATGGGAAGGCTTCCCTGGGCGGTTTCGGTCGTCGTTGTCGGGCCGAGCACAAAAGGATTCGTCATAGTCACTCACCATCCAGTCTTTTAAGCTTGCAGAGGACCACGAACTGCTTCACCGTCCGGCTGTCTTCTCCCGTCACTGGCAGCAGCAGCACTTTGTCCCCAGGGGCCCAGGTATCGGTCAACTGTTCGTCGTTGTCGATGGGGTGGTTATGGCTTTCATAGGCCGGTTCACCTGATCCGCCTCCACGGTAAGAGGTCGCTCCCACCATATGTCTGGTATGTCCAGGAATCCAGTAGTCATCAACATACAGCCGGCTGGCATCCAGGTCATATCCGTTATACCGAATTTTGATTGCAGGAGGCGGACTGACCACTACGCCGATACCAATTGTCGGCTGCAGAGCTGCTCCCTGGGCAATCCTCCTGTGCATGGCCACCAGGGCCTTGTATGGATTTTCCGTTTTCATGCGTTCACCTCCTGCTTGCCTTAATGACCTTGGTTACCTGCATTCCATCCATTTCTGTATAATCCCCGCCATGGACGGTAACGTTTCGGCTGGATGAATTCCCATAGTACCCACCCTGGCCGTCATAAATCACCACGTGGTCATTGTCTCCATAGACCAACACATCGCCTTTCTGCAAGTCGCTTGTGTCATAGGACAGGAGGCCGGCAGCATCTGCATCAGATACCATGTCGGGTACTCTGACGACGCCATTGTCGCACTCCTGGGACAGGAACGGGCTGTAGTAGCTTCCGCACTTCCCGGCAAACTCTGCACAGCCTTCCGGACCATTGTCCATGGTCGTTCCGCCCCAGGCATCCCATCCGGCAGAAAGGCCAGCATCGACACTAGCAGATCCGTTTCCAGTGCCGCGGTTTCCTTTCATCTTCCCGGAGGAAGATTTGAACACAGGCTGAGCATAGTCAACCTGTTCGATTTCCGGCTGTTCCGGCTGATCTGGCATATATTCCAGGGTAAGGTTCATCATATGCTGGCCATTCTCGAACTGATGGGAGTCTGACTTGATGTAGAACTTTCCCTGCAACTGCTCCTCTTGGACCAGGATGGAATAACCTGTTATGCACTGGATGAAGCCCGTCCCTTTCAGAGAAGATTCGTCTTTCTGCCGTTTCAGGGCAGCCTTGGCAGCAGCTGTGTTGTCCACTGCCGTATCTTTCTTGGGTGGCTGCATCTTGTAGATTTTCTGGATCATGCCGAAATGGGTCACGTCGTCATTGATGGTGAACATCTGGCAGACGGTTCCGTTGTCATCTACCGCTTTCACCCGGTTCACCATGTCCTGGACGCTCTCGGAGTGGTCGGCAGAAATCACGTTGGTATCAGCAGAGGCCGTATAACCCTCAATCAGAGTTCCCTTGTCTACCACATTCACCTGGCCTTTCAGGCAGACAGGCAGATAGGCGGTATCTTTCCCTGCTGCTTTATCGGCCACTTGCTGCTGATCCAGGAGCATCCGGAGAGCTTCTGTGCCGGATTTTCCATCCACCAGGAGGTCCACAGCTGCCGTCAGTTCCTGATGAAGGGTTCCCACTGGGATGTTAATTTCCTGGCAGACCTGCCGGATTCCATCAGCGACGGTTCCCTTGATGATCATCCGCATCTGGCTTTTGGCCAGGTAGATTAGATCGTCAAAGCAAGTGAACTCGAAGCTGTAACTCCCGCTGGTCCGTTTTCGGTAGAAAATCCGCCCCTGGAACACTTCCATTTCTGGGTCCGCAGCCGTTTCCTGGTAGAACATATAGATGAATCCACCCAGCTGCAGGTTGAGCGGCTGAAACGTTCTGTCCTTGTTGATGGTATTGTAGGCAATGGAAAAGTCCAGTTTTCGGGCAGCCTGATCACTATCCCCGGACCAAGTGACTTTCCGCACATAGGAAGAAATATCGAAGTTATCCAGGGGCTCCGGCCCATTGCTGTCCTTTCTGGCTTTGGCTTCCTTTTCGGTTTCCGGAGGGTCACTGTATCGCAAAATAATCATGCCATTCCTCCTAAAACTTCTTCAGCCATTCGCCGTTAGCCATAACTCCGGCCTGCATGGTGTTGAGGATTGTTCCAGGTTTCACTCCGCCGCTTTTCACCATAGCTTTCCAGATTCCCAGAGCTCTTTTTCCCTGGTTGACGATGCTGGTAGTCTTCTGTACTGCCCGCTGGGCCGTATCCAGATCTGCCTGGCTAACTCCCAGGACCGTAGTTGTCTTGTTATCCACTGTAGTGGCCACCCGGCTTTTCAGGTCCGTGACAGCACTGGTCAGAGACGACGCCGGCAGCACATAGCGGTATTCCCTCAGCTGCAGGCTGAAATACACATCACCGGTCCCGTCCTTTTCACCATAGGTGAATTCATCAATAGTCACCGGCGTACTGATATCCGTCCCGGTAATGGACAGGGTGCAGGGCTGGTTGGATTCCGCCATTTTCTTGATAGCGCCTACATACACATAGGGAGCCTGGACCGTCAAAAGCTGGACGAATTCATAGTCATTGGCTGGGAAGAAGGAACTGAACTTGATGGAAGCCAGCCCTCGCTTTCCTAGCAGGTTGATGTCCCCCAGGTTCTGGATATTCACCACCGTATGCTTGTAGCCGTTGGATACATCAAAGGAAGGTGGGTTCACCGGGAACGCCACTGCTTCTGTCCCACCGGACAGGGTAAAAAGCCCTCCCGTGCTGCCACCGTCTCCGAACGCCCCCAGCACCTCAGAGACGATGCTGGAAGCCTCAGAAAAGAAGTTCAAAAAGCTTGCCATTAGATCGCCCCCACTGTGCTGTTGATTGCCACTTTTTCCATCTGTTCCTGGATTTCTTCGGCCACTTTCCTGGCCAGGGCCTTGATGTCATCGGCTCCGGAAATCACAGCCCCGTTGATATTGACCGTGATTCCGTCCCCGCGGTTGGCATTGGCTCCCATGGCGTAAGCCTGCTGCAGAGATCTGTCGTGAGAGGCCACGCTGGAACCTTTTGGCAGGTTCACGAACTCGGCGCCTCGTTCACCGATGATAGCCGGCCCACCAGGCCAGTTATCCGTGCCATGGGCAAGCAATGGGATATTCAGGCTGAAATGCGAACCACCAAACTTGGGGACCCATTCCGGGATATCCACGGAGATCCCATTGATACCGGAAATAACCCCGTTGATGGCAGATTTGATGCCTTCCACAACGCCTTCACAGATGCCGGTCAGACCTCCAAAGATGTTGCTGAAGATGTCAGCAACTCCCTGCCAGGCCATTTCCCAGTTTCCGCTGAAAACACCCGTAATGAACTCAATGATGCCACTGAAAACGCCGATGGCCGAACCGACCACCGCTGTAATGATCCGGAAAGCCCCCGTGAGCACCCCTGTAATCACACTGGATACCACAATGATGGCTCCCGTCAGAACGCCTCCCAGGAGCCCAGCCAGGAACTGCAGGTTGCCTTTAACCAGGCCGATGACCCCCGTTCCGTTGTTCCATGCATTGACCAGATTCATCCATGCAAGCTGCAGTTTCAGCACTGCCGGCCGGATAAGTGCAATAGCCCCGGCAAAAGAGTTTTTGACGATGCCCCAGAGTCTGACGAAGAACGGCCCAATTTTATCCCAGTTGCGGTAAATCAACACAGCAGCCAGGGCAATTCCGGCCACTACCAGGCCCATAGGCCCCATCATGGCAGATGCTGCCGCTTTCATAAGGCCGAAGCCTTTGACGGTCCTCTGCACAGCAAACTGCAGAGCCTTATTGCGGATATCTTTGCCAGCCATAGCCCGGCTGATCATGCCGTAGGTGCTTACCAGACTGCCGGCAGCCAGCGTAACCTTGCTGATTGCAAATGCCATTCCCGTGAAGGCAATGACGCCTGCCCCGATGTTGATGATCATCTGCCTGGTGTTAGGGTTCATGGTGGTGAAAATATCCGCCACCCATTTGATGGCTCCTGCTGCTCTTCGGATAGTAGGAGCCAGGGCAGAGCCAAAGGATATGGCCAGAGCTTCAATGGAGCTCTTCATGGCATCGATGGATCCTTTCAGGGTATCCTGCATCCGCAGGTAAGCCGCGTGAGACGATCCGGCAGAATTGGTGATGGTATTGGTCATCGCCTGATAATCACCTGGAGCCGTCTTGATAAGAGCCAGCAGGCCAGAGTAGGCTTCCTGGCCGGCAATGCCTTTGGCAATGGCAATTTGCTGCATATCAGTCAGGCCGCTCATTTTATTTCGGAGCAGGTCAACCGCCCCGGCCAGTCCAATGAACTTGCCATCCTTCTGCAGGTCAGACATAGAAATGCCCAGCTGTGCCAAAGCCTTGGCTGCCGCTTTAGGAGGAGATGCCAGCCGGGATAGTGTGGATCTCAGAGAAGTACCAATCGTAGAAGCTTCCAGGCCGTTGTTGCTCATGATGGCCATGGCCGTGCCCAGTTCTTCGATGTTGATGCCTAATGCCGCAGCCGGAGCCCCGGCGTACTGCATAGCCACACCGAAATCCTGCATGCCCAGCTTGGATGCATTGGCCGCAGCCTGCACAACGTCGGCCACATGAGTGGTGTTCGCTGCCACATCCCCCTGGGTAAGGTTCCAGATAGAAAGGGCAGACGTGATCACGTCAGAGGTGGTTGCCATGTCTTCCCCGGAGGCGATGGCTGATTCGATGATGCCGGGCATGGCTCCAATCGACTGTTCAGCATTGAAGCCGCCTGCTGCCAGCCGGTCCATGCCAGCGGCTACGTCTCTGGCCGTAGTGGGAAACTTGGCTCCCATGGCAGCGGCAGCATCTTTCATCTTCTGCATTTCTTCGGCCGTGGCTCCTGCCTTTACCGCAGCGCCCGTGATAGTCGCATCAAAGTCCATGAAGGTTTTGGCGGAAATGGCTCCAACGCCTGCTATCCCGGCAGCCAGAGGGGCCATGGCATGGGCAATATTCCCGATACCTCTCCCGGCATTAGTGATATCCCGTCCCAGCTTTATATGGGCTTTGGCGGTCTGTTCCATGCCGTTCCGGATCCGGCGCAGGCTGTTGGTCGTTTCGTCCTTCAGTCTCATGATTACATCAATGATTTCTGCCATGGTCACATCCCCCCTTTCGCCTTTCTCTTGATAGCTTCTTCCTCTTCTTTAATCTCCTGGCATTCCTTTTCCATGAAGGCCCGGAGAACCAGTCGTTCCCCGTATCCCATCTGGTAGTATTCTGACGGCTTCAGGCCATGCCGGACGTAGTGCCAGTACATGGCCTGAACATCCCCGTCAGAGTTGATCAGTTTTTTACGGATTCGGTCAGTTCCTGGATATTCTTGGTGCTGTAGCCACACAGTTGGGAAATTTCATCAGCGATATCCTGGATTTCCCCGGGTAAAAAAATCTTTGCAAAAAGATCCTTCCGGGTTGCACATCCGAAATGCTTCAGGACTTCTTGCTGGTCGAAATCCTTATTGGCGATTCCATCACACAGCAGGGCCATATACATTTCGCCATTGCTCACCGAGATGGTCTTGTCCTTATTGATTTTGGTAGCATTGTCCTGGATTTCCCGGATTCTCCGGTAGGGAATCTGTTTCAGGTCCAGGATGAAGGGAACCCCAAACTGTTCCGTCAGTCTGGGGATTTCAATCTGCTTCGTGGCTTTCTTGGTAATCTTGCCGGCATCCGCAGCCAGCAATGCTTCAGCTAAATTCATAGTCATTCTCCTTATTCACTAGCAGTCTGCATAACATCGAAATCCGTAAAAGTGAAATCATAGTCATCTTCCACCAGTTTCTTTGCCTGCCAATCCATCAGGGTAAGCTTATCGAAAGTTGCATCCCGGATGACCACCCGTTCTTCTCCGATGGCGTCCGGGTCATCCAGTTTGGCCAGGATGGTCACCTTGGTCTGGTGTCCCTTCTTGATGTTGTCGGCCATCAGATCGATGAAGAAAGAGCTCATGTGGTTCAGTTTCACATTGCCTTTGCCTTCCCATCCAGTAGTTTTGTATTTCTTGCCGCGGACCTTCACCTGGTTGACTTCCACCTTTTCCAGGTTCACTACAGCCTTGAAGGCCGTCACCTGGGCCATATACTTCCCATCGATCCAAACTTCACCCTCGGTCCCGCTCATGACCTGCTGGGCATCCATTGCTTCAGCCATTGTTCCTCACCTCCTAGATATTGATTGGCAGATCAAAGTCTTCCATGGCGTCCAGGATCTTGATGTTGGCTCCCAGGAACACTTTCTTCTTGGTATCCAGTTTCTGGATTTCGAGAGACGTCATGTCAGCCAGTTCGTCCTTGGTGTAGAGACCATGCTGGAGCTGATAGTTCTTAATGTTGTCTTCGTTCAGGTACACCGTAGAGTATTCTTTCTGGAGCAGCCGGCCGGATTCCAGTTCCCGGAAGTAGCCCATGATAGCACTGATCAGCAGCTGTTTATTGTCGAAGTCGTTGGCATATTTCCCGATGTAGCTGTCTTCGCAGGTTTTCCGGATGTCGTCATAGATCATATCCATGATGTCCACGGATTTAATGGTCTGGTAGGCTTCCTGTTTGCCCTGAGTAGTAGTTACCAGGGAGTTCATGGCCCGGCTCATTTTGAATTTCTCGCCATCGAACCAGACAAAGAACTCCCCTTTATTGACCTTTTCGTCCCGTTCGTCCGCCGTATATCGATCGCAGTCGATGACTTCAGCCAGCGGGGCATAGGTGGCACTGATGGTCATAGGCGTCCCGCAGAGCAGGCCGGCAATCCGAGGGATGTACTGGGCCCCGGTGTATGTCTTATTGGCCGTCACGATGGTCGTGTTGCTGAAATTGATGATGCCTTCATAGTCCCCAGCATAGCCAGGCAGGATCACCTTAGAGCGCTTATGCTTGTTTTCCCGGTTGGTTTTCAGCCAGGTCCCCACGCTTTCGCACTGGGTCTGGGTAATGGTCGGAATAGCCAGGTAATCCCAACGGTCCGTTGCCAGCCCTTTCAGGGCCTCTGCAAATTTATCAGCCTTGGAATCATCGGCTTCATCCTTGGCCATCAGGTAAACCCGCACTCTGTAAGGTGCCTTGGTATAGCCAATCAGGGTTTTGGTGATATAGTCCTTATTTTCTTCGCTCAGTTCAGTCGGGATATCATCGCTGGTATAGACCACAAAAGGATTGCTGATGGCCTTCACTTTAGTAGTGGACGCCGTATCACCGCTCCCGCTGGCGATTTCATGGTCCTTCAGCAGCTTGGTGATGGTATCCTGGGGCTCTTCCAGCAGCAGGGCCACGATTCCTCGCTGGCTGCGCTGAATGGCCTCAATACCGGCTTCTACGAAGGCGATATTGACAGAAGGCATTCCAAGTTTTGCCATTTCTTATTCACTCTCCTTCTCAATGACATCAGGAAAGGTTTCCTGATGGTTTCTGCCGCCGTCATGGATGGTTTCCATGTCCACTTCCTCGATGAGATTAGTTCCATGGCTGCGTTCTCCGGTCACCTGTTCCAGATAAGGGATTGTGATCCTGATCTGCAGGATGTCCTGTTCCTCTCCCACCCGGTCGTCCTCGATGCTTTCTATCTTCAGGTTCCGGTCCTTCAGCTGGATGCCCACCTGGAAAAGGGCCTGGACTCGATCGATGGTATCCATATAGACCAGTTCGTTCTTGTCCTGGTCCTTTGGATAGAAGGTGATTCCCACCGTCAGTTCTTTCTGCATCCAGGCCACGGTCATAGGCTTCATGACGGACGTTGCGGCAATAAAAAAGCAAGGCTTCCGGAAGTCTTCCTTGACTTCATCGGCATAGACCTTGCAGTTGAACTCTTTTGTTAATTTTTGGATGATCAGGCTCAGCACCTGGGCCTGTCTTACGACTTCAGCCAAGATGCCCACGCACCTTCCCATAGAACCCTTCGGCCATTTTCTTTTTAATCGCTGGCCAGTTTTCTTCTACAGAACGCTGCATGAATCCCACATGCTTATTAAGGGCATCCAGCCACTCTGGTTTATCTTTCCCATGGGGGTCTTTCGGATGCTGCACACCCCGGTTGACCAGATGGAAATGAGGAGCCGTACTCCGGATATGAGCTTCCGGTTCCTGTCCCAGACGATCGATAACTTCCATCTTCCAGGAATTCCGCAGTTTGTGCTTGTGTTTGGTATGCCCCACTGGAGAGCCTTTCCGGAGGGCCTTCTGCATATCCTTCGCTCCCTCTTCCAACACATCGGAAGCGTCGGATCCATAGGCAGCAGCCATCTTGTCCAGCTTCCCCACAAATTCATCAATGGAAATCCCCATCAGTCTCACCCACTCTCTTCAGATTGCACATCAGTTCCAGCTTTACATGAGCCTGGTAAGGATCCACCACAGAAGTGATCTTGTAGGTCTGGCCACCGTACTGCACCAGCATGGCATCAGTGATGCCCGGACGGTAACGGATGGTGATCTTAGTCACCAGTTCTACCTTGTCCTTGTACTGCTCATAGTAGGTCTTGCCCCTGGCCGGTTCAATCCTAGCCCACAGTCTGTGCCCGATGGCATCCACCAGGGTTTGATGGGTCAGCCCGTACTCATCCTCTGTTTCAGCGTACTTTAGCAGTCGGATCCGTTTGTCCAGGGTGCCGATTTCCACGTTGATCATGGGGCATCATCTCCTATCACGGGAAAAATGCCGCACTGAGCAATGTGGATGATAAGTGCATCGGCCGAATGGGGAATCGGGTTGATAGCTCCCGGCCTGGAGCTGTAGATAGCCCTGTTCTCGTACCAGTGGCAGACCAAAAGCCTGATACACTGGTCATACAGGGCCGATCCGTTGTTCCGCTTCCCCGTTCTTCCTTCGATGTACTCATTGGCCGCAGAGATCAGCTCCGTGATCAGTTCATCATCTTCCGTGATGTCAGAGTCGATTTTCAGCCAGTTCTTGGCTTGAGCCAGCGTCACGGCCATAGTTCATCACCTCGTTCAGGCAGTTTTGTTGCCGGTCAGCAGCACCAGGGAATTGAAATCCACCGGCTTCCCGTCAACCACCATGATGGATTTCCGGATGATGTCATCGGTTTCATTGTCTTCGTAGACCTTCATGGCGACATTGTAGTTGGTGTTCAGTACATAGTCCTTCATGCGGTAAATGAAAGCGAACACATCAGTCTTGGTCAGGGTGCTGGAGAAGTCGGTCAGATAGTCACAAAGTTTAACGTCCCGCCCCAGCAGGTTCCGTTCCGGGACACCGTTGATGCCAACATTGACTCTGGCAATGGGCTGGCCGGCGCTGTCCGTCATGCCCACGAACTGCATCCAGGTGGATTTGGTCATCACCCAGACAGACCCGGCTTCATAGGCCTGGGGAAGAGCAGCTTCTGCCTTGACCAGGGTATCCAGGCTCAGGGATGCTACATTCAGAGTCTGACCTTTGCTCAGGTCATGGATGATCCCGGTCGGCTGGCTGGTTCCGTTCCCTTTGATGATGGCTTCTTCTAGGGCAACTGCCATCGCTTCGGCAATGTTATTCACCAGCACGTCTTCAAAGGCGGAAAGGGTCATGTATTCAGCTTCCAGGGTCACTGCTACAGCACATCTCAGCTTGAAATGGCTGAAAGTAATGGTCCCCAGGCCCTTTTTCTGTTTGTCGCTGCCGGCTCCTTCGGCTACCCAGATGGCTACAGGCTTCACTTCGGAAGTCGGGATGGCTAATCCGGATTTGTAAGCGGTCCGGGTCACCAGAGGCAGGATGTTCCCATAGGTCCGCACCTTTTCGATGACGCGGTTCAGCGTAGTCGGAGGGATCAGCGCCCCGGCATCCGTCGTATTGGCTACCGCATCGGACCGGAATTCCGCAGGAATGGGCGTCCCACGCAGAGCATAAGCCATGAAAGCTTTGCGGTATTCTTCAGAATCCAGCCCCTGGGCAGGACGTGCTGCTGCAGGATTCTGCCGCTGCTGTACGTTTTCCGGCACATTGCCCAGGGTAATGGACTGAGCCACTCTTTCCCGTTCTTCCAGATTTTTCTGTTCAGCATCCAGAGCACGCAGCTCTTCCTGGAGGGCCTTCAGGTCCACTTTTTCACTGCCAGTCAGGGCAGCACGGATTTCTTCTTTTCTTTTTCTGATTTCAAGCAGTCTCGGATTCATGATTATCTCCTTTTCACAGATAAGTTTGGACGATAAGCTTCTGCCTCAGTTCTTCCTGGGCTTCCCGCTCTTTCAATTCTTCAACAACGGAATTCCCACCACCGCGGGCGGAGATGCTGGTGCCGTCGTAGGCCGGGAAATCCACCGGAGACACATCTCGGACAGTTCTAATGTGCTGGATGGTCCTGGTTTCAGTCTTTGCCTCCTGGTCAGATTCCCAGGAATCCTTGTCAACCGCAAAGGCAAAAGACATTTTGGTGATATCTCCCCGTTTAATCAGCTGGTAGATATCCTTCCCTGCCGTTGTCGGAGCGATTCTTGCGGAAATCTTCAGCCCCGTAGCATCAGGTGTTACCGTGAGCGTTCCGTTGGAGCTCCTGGCCAGGATCAGGGCACTGTCGGAATGGTTGTATCTCAGGATCACATCACTGATGTCTGTCCTGGCGTCCACTGCCCCCGGGTCAATGATTTCGTAATACTTGGTCCCGCTGTACGGAGATTCCCAGAGCAGGGTTCTCTGGTTAAAAACAGCAGCATAGCCTTCTACATGGAGCTCTTCACTGCCGCCTTCAGCCGCACGTACCTCAACGCTTCGGATTTCGACTCTGTTATTCATCCCCATCACCTCCTTCCGTTGTGTCGTCATCTTCCGTCCGTTTTTTCTTCTTTTTGTCCTGGTCATCGTCGGCCCCGACCTGATACTTGCTCTGGTCCTGGCTCTTGACGTAGTTCAGAGAGACCACGATTTCCTCGCCTTCCTTGCCAGGCAGGCCGGCATACCCGAACAGTTCCCGGATTTCGTTCCGCTTGATGGCCCCAGCCGGGATCATGGCAGCAGCGATTTGTACCTTGGACCGGGTACTCATATAGGCAAGGCGATTCCCTTCGAACACGACTTCGTTTCCGTAGCCCCGTTCTTTCGGTGTGAAAAGCTTTTCGGTGAATTCCTGGGAAAGCTTCAGAGCTATGGGAGCCACTGTGCTTTCGTAGAAGGCCTGATACTCTTCTTCCGTGAACTCTCCGGAGACGATGTGCTCGGAAACGCCAAAATACTTGTACAGGTTGTCCCGGGCGAACCGCATTTGCTTATCACTGAAGGTCTGGGTGTCTGTGGTCAGCTGCTGGAATTTACCACGGTTGTCCAGGGAACCGATTCCGCTGCCATTGGAAGGTCCTGCAAAGCTGTCCACGAATTTCCGCCACATACTCTCCTGGTCTTCCGGCCGGACCGTTCCTGTCCACTGGATGATGCCCCGGAGCTTAGTGAAGTTCTTAACTACGTTAATCACTGCAGTTTTCACAGCCTTCAGCAGGTTGATGTCTTCGGCCAGGATCTTGCCCTCCGGGTCCCCGAACAGTTCATCCCGGCAGAAGTGCCTTCGGATATGGATCAGTTCCCCGTATGGGACCGTAGCCTGCTCTCCAGAGCCGAAAAAGAATTTGCAGTATAGATTCCTTTGTCGTCCTCGAAAAGCTCTGTAGAGGCGAAATTCAGCGGCCAGAGGGCTATCACATTTCCGTTCATATCACGCTGGACATAAACAAAGAGGTTGTTGTAGCAGTAATACTGGGCCGTGATCTTTTCCAAGAACTCGCTGGCCGTCATGAGAGGGTTCGGCCGGTTCCCCAAGAGGTACTGCAGCCGGCTGTCCGCATTCTTGACGATATTCCCGTTTTTTCGGACGATATGCCGCGGATGCAGCTTCCCTACATGCCGGGCAATAGTGTCGATGCAGTTCCGGCCGGTGGCGTTGTCGTAGGCTTCCCCGTCGAATGGGATGAAGGTATTGGAATAGCCGTCCAGGAGCTTGGCCCGTGTCAAATTCCGGGGCCCGCCAAAAAGACGGCCAAAGATGGTGCTGAACATGGATCTGATTTCCATCATGCTTCATCCCCTTTCATATAAGGTTCAGATAGTCTTCTTTGTTCTGTTCAAAAGCAACATAGGCATCCAGGAGGCTGGCAAAGCCGTCGATCCGCTTCCTGGGGTTGCTGGTCTTGCAGGGCTGGATATTGTCATTCCGGTCCACGTCAACGGCCACATTGGCCATGCACCATTTCAGGATGGGGTTGTTGTCGTAGATGATCCTGCCGGCCGTCATATCCGCTGCCAGGTTCTTCATAGGCCCGGAAAGGGTCTGCTTCCCCTGGGCTACCGGGACCATGATGTCTTCCCCAAACCGTTCTTCCATGGATTGGACCAGGTACTGGGCCGACCACCGGTCGTACCCACACTTGTACAGATAGATGTCGTCCTGTTCCATTTCATCCACGAACCACTGGAGAATCAGCCTGTGGTCATTCCGGACCCCCGGAGACGTCCGCAGCCACCCCTTCTGTTTCCAGATATCGTAGGGCACCTGGTCTTCGCGCACCCGTTTATCCAGCAGTTCCTCCGGGATCCAGTACATCTGCTTTACGTAGATGTTTGGATCGCCCCGGACACAGAAGAGCATGGTGGCACAGGTAAGGTCCGTGGTTTCAGAAAGGTCAAAGCCCCCGATGCCGTATTTAGGCCGGAGGCTCTGGAGATCATAGGTGGCTTCGTTGTTCAGTTGGTCGAAGGAAAAGAACGCCTGCCCGCTGGTTTCCCGGATGTTGAAGTCCTTGCAGAGCAGGTTCTTCACCCGCAGGGCATCATGCTGTGCCTGATAGACCTTCTGAGCCAGGATTTCCCGGTTCTTGATGCTCCCCAGGCCCGGGTTGGCCTTTGCCCAGCAGTCTGGATAGACCCATTCCTCTTTTTTATCCAGTTCATAGACAATCGGCAGAACCGTTTCGTCTACATAGCCTTCCGGGTCGTCATAGCCTTTGATGATCCGTTCACATTCGTCGTATTTCAGGTCAAAGATGTTGTCCCGAACCGTGCCGGCTGTAGTAGTGATCACGCAGAGAGGCTGTTCCCGGGCCGTCATGCCGTCCACCAGGACGTCATACAGGTTCTTGTCTTTTAAGGCGTGCAGTTCGTCGATCAGGACTCCGTGGACGTTGAGGCCGTCCAGCTTATCAGAATCGGACCCCAGGGGCTCAAAGGTTCCTTCGTTGAATCCGCAGCGGATTTCTGCCACCCGGAGTGCCAGCCGTTTGGCCAGTGCTGGGCTTTTCTTGATCATGGACCGGGCTTCCTTCCAGATGATTTTTGCCTGGTCTTTTTTCGTAGCAGCGGAATAGATTTCCGGACCTGCTTCCCCGTCGGCCACAAGGAGATAGAGCCCTATGCAGGAGGCCAGGGTGGATTTCCCATTCTTCCGGCCGATGATCAGGATCAGCTGCCGGTATTCCCGAAGTCCCGTGTATTTATCCACAAACCCGAACAAGGCACTGATCAGTGCCTTCTGCCATAGTTCCAGGACCACCGGCTTGCCGCCCCACTTGCCCTTGGAGTGCTTGCAGAATGTCTGGATGAAGTCAATGACGTACTGGGCCTTCCGGTCATCGTAGATGTAAGCAGAGTCGCCGTCCCGAACCAGCTTGTCCATCAGGTGCTTGTAGGTCCTCCGGACCTTTTCTGAGACCACAGCTTTCCCGGATTCAATCTGGTTGTAGTACTTTTCGATGTAGTTCATCGTGGCCGTTCCTTGATGAAGTCCGTCAGGGCATCCTCAGCGTCCGGCTGAGCCGCCACTGGCAGACACTGAATGAGGGTCCGGACTGCATTGACATAGTTCTTGAAGGTGGATGAATATGCTTTAGACACCGTGCTCTCTTTTGTTCCAAACTGATTTTCACCATTTTTGTACTCCTCCACGAAGCCTTCGGCTTCCAGTTTGGCCATCAGACCTTCCAGCTGGACTTCCAGGTGGGCTACCTGGGAAATCAGCGGCCTCACCAGGGCCAGCTTGTCTTCGTCTGCCGTAGCCAGGATGCCTTCTATCTCCTGGATCCGTCTCTTGATCTGTGTTTCCGGTTTTAGCCTGCTCATTTCCTCACCTTCTTTTTGTTTTTACCAGATTCCCTATACCCCCCTTGTTTTGGGGCTAACTACACCCCCCTGGCGGTCACCCTGTGTTTTCTTCGAAGGGCCGCCCCCGGCGTCGACGTTTGGCCCCTGGGCCCCCACGGTAGGGGGTACCCCTAGTAGGTATAAGCTTGCAGTCATTTTGTTTTTGTTTTTGATTTTCCATTGTGGGTTATGAGCCCCACCGGCTGTCCGTCCGCGTCGAACAGCACCTCACGGTCCAGTCCCTGTCCATGTACAGCATTGTGGCAGTAGATGCAGAGGAGCTCCAGGTTGTCCCACCCGTAGACCACGTTGTCGTCCTGCACATTATCAGGCGTCAGGTGGACACGATGGTGCACAATGAAGCGCGGAGGCTTGCCCGTGCCCACAAAGCTGCGGTTGCCACAGCGCTCGCATACATAGTGCTGGCTCTCGGCATAGGCCTTGGCCACCTTCCTCCACCGGTGACTGTTGTATATGTCCCGGCTGAAATCCCTGGCCATTTCGATTTCACTTCCTTTTTTACTTTTGATTTTTATTTTTAATTTTTGTTTTCATTTTTGGAAAAAGAAAAAGCCATGCAGTTTGCATGACTTTCAATTCCCTTTTCAATTCAACTTTTGATACTATCAGTATATCGTTTAATTTCACTGATTTCTGAGCGGATTCTGCGGAAATCTGCGAAAATCTGCTAACCGTGCAGAAAATCCAGAGTCAGCTGCTCCGGGATATCATCGTATCCGAATACCATGATGCCCAGCCGGAACAGAGCCATATCTGCCTGATTTCTGCAGGTACTCACTGGAAGCCCTGTGTAATAGGATGCAGCATCCCATGTTTTCCCCTGGATGTACTTCACCACCAAGATCCGGTGTTGAAGGAAGTCGAACGACTTCAGACTTTCCAGGCTCCGCTTGAGGCGGTTAAATTTAGGTTCAATTCTTGCCAGTTTTTCCTTGTACCCAATAATCCGTTCATTCAGTCTTTCCTGGTAAAATAGAGCTTTTTCTTCGGAAGAGCATTTCTCTCCACCTCCGCCACCAACTGAAGAAAGGCAGGGAGATTTTGGAGCAGCTTCCAGTTCAAGTTCCATCTGGCAATCTTTGATGTCGGCATGGACATTGTTGATGTACTGCTGGATCTCCGTATAGTGCTCCAAAAGGTCCTGAATTGTTTTGGTCCTGCTTTTCATTCCCTTTCCCCCTTGCCTGTCGTTTATTTTCGCAGCGCCCGTTTAAAGGCTGCATCCGCTTCCGGTTTCCGGCTGGCATAGCAGCGCCTCTCATTGTTGCATTTTCGAACCCTCTGCCCAAATTCGTCCCACATCCAATGCCAGTCTGCAGGGCCAAGATCCCGGCCACAATAGGCGCATTTTCCAAAATAGAGCTGTCTGGTATTTTCTCTGTCAAGCAGTTCTTGGATTTCATCCAGTCCTTTGAAAATCTTCCGTCTGTTCCTTCTTGTCATGCCTAATCCTCCAAATGCCGATGGATCATGACCAGGCTCAGGATAAATCCGGAAATGAATCCGCCCATGAGCATGCCCAATCCGAAGATCACCATGTTCTCCATTATCTTTGTCTCCTTCCCTTCCTGGCCATGTACCGTTCCTTCCGACGTTCCCATTTCATCATGCAGTTATACCCGCAGAACCAATGGATGCCCATGAAGTCACTGATCTTGTACTTCCATCTGTCGATAGAGGGAGGCTTGTAGAAAGTCTCCCCACACTCTTCACATTTCTTGAAGTTCCCTTTGAAGCTATACATGCTCATTTCATTCCCTCCTGGGGCAGACCGTCACATCAAGGCACTTCCGTCCGGCGCTGGCCCCGCAGGTCACAAACGGCCAAAGCCGGTCATACTGTTGGAACTCCTCGGGGCTTGCCCATTGGCATCCGGTGCAGCGCTTTTTAATTCTGGCTTCCTGCTTTTTGGCGTCCACGACTTTCATGGCTTCCCAGCCTCATCCTTTGGCTTATACATCTCGATCCAGTCATCTGCCCACATGGTTACTTTCCACCTTGAATTATTTTTCCGATGGAAAACTACCGGGGTATTTTTCGTGGTCTTGCCTGCATCCCTGGTCGCCTGGGCCAGGGCATCATCCAGGTTCAGATGTTCCACTCTCTTGACCTCGATGTGGATTCCAGGGACGCCTACAACATCGGCCGTGCCTTCTTCATTGTTCCCGCAGAACTGGGCAGATCTCCTGGCATCGTAGCCATGGTCCCTGAAGAACCTGGCTACTTCCAGTTCCCCGTTCTTGCCCTTTTTCTTTCCGTTTACCATGCTGCCGCCTCCTAGAAGGGAATCTCTTCATCGAACTGGAAGCCGGGTTCGTCAGTCACATCCTGTCCCATGGCTTCAAATCCTTGTTTGGCAGGATTCGGTTTCTCTTGGCCGGCAGAAGGGCTGCCAGAGCCCTTCTTTTCAATGAATTCCATCCGGTCGGCAACCACTTCCGTCATGTAATGCTTTTTCCCATCATTTCCATCAAAGCTCCGGATCTGGAGCCGTCCTTCCACCAGGCAGCGCTCGCCTTTGTGGAGGTAATTTCCGGCCACCTCAGCCGTCTTGTTCCAGGTCACGATGTTGATGAAGTCAGCTTCGGTTTTTCCTTCCCGATTTTTAAAGGGCCGGTCAACGGCCAGTCCGAACGTCGTTGTGGTCTTATCGGAGCTCGTGACTTTCACTTCCGGTTCACGGGTCAGTCGGCCCATGAGGATGATTCTATTCATTTCGTTTCGCCTTCTCTTTCGTAGTGTCATGTACGATTCTGGTGGTCAGGATGTCTACGTATTTCTGCATGATGTTAATCTGCTGATGCATCAGATAGGAGTCCGCCATGTCGATGCCATCGTGGTCTTCCAGGAAGTCTTCCAGATTCTTGATTTTGTCCATGAGGCTGGCCCGTTCGACGGACATCCGCTTGATGTACTCGGGCGGTTCCCATTTTCTCGGGCACTCCTTGAGCTCATGCAGCCTGGTGCTTTTTCCCCGTGTGTAAACGCAGCAGTAGTACAGCCCACACAGCCCACCGTGGAATCCCAGGTCCAGGGTGAAATAATCACATCCTCGACAGGTTTTTTCGTCCATCTTCACGCCTCCTGATACAGATGCCATTTTTTATTTTTGTAGTACCGCTTTTCCCGTCTCCAGGAGTACCTCATGTAGCTTTTTAATGGCTCATGCCAACCAGACTCGTGGATTTTAACGTCCAGCATCAGGTTTATCATGGCAGCCCAGAGTTTCATCCTGAATTTACGTTTATTTTTCATATCCATCAGTCCTCCTTTTTTCAATGTCTCTTTGAATCATTCGTGCATAAACCTCCTGGTTCAGTGATGCGGCAGTCAGCTCAGCGGCGTTCTTGCTGAAAAAGTACATCCATTCAACAGCTTTAGTCATGGAATTCCTTGAGGTTATTTCTGTCAAACCGCTGCCGTCTCTACTCTCCCGAACAACGACGTAGCAGTCCCCCACATCACGCACTTCCCACAGCGAAGTTCCAAACTCCTCGAATCCTGGGCAGCTGTACATAGATTCGATTGGACGCGGCATCCGATTTGGTGTCCCAGTTCTTAGACACACATTTTTGACTCTGTCACCTGAAATCATTTGGTGAAGGTGCTCGCATCTCTTGCACTCATCGAATTCCATGATCTTTCTGCTCCTTTCTCCCTTCCTGAATCCGCTTCGCCCATCTTTCCAGCTTATCCCAGTTCCGGACGCTGTAGCCGCCGACAAGGCCCAGAACATAAGCCACAATAAGCACATCATTGAGTTCCTCCTGGATGTTTTTCACGGCATCCTCACAGCTTACTGGTGTCGGATTCTCGCTGAAGCCTTGGGCCCTGATGCACTTCAGGGCCGCCTGGGTGAGCTCTGCGCTTTCTTCGGCCAGCTGGGCATACAGGTCCTGGGGCGGAAGGTCCATCACTTCCGCCAGGCTGTCATAAAAAACATCGTCACTCATGTCCTGTTCCATGGATTTCCTCCTTAGTCATCGTCATCGAATCTCGGTGCATCAGTGATGCCTTCGGCCTCGTTGTTCCAGTCAGCTTCCTGCTGTGCATCTTGCCATTCTACGTAGTAATGGTTCCCTGTCTCCGGGATACCATCTTTCCCGTTTCTGGCACAAATGAATCCGTCTCCAGCTTCCACAACAACCCACGGAAATTTCTGTTCAGTCATTTTCTTGCTCCTTTCTTGGTCAATTCATCAGGCGCCTCGACAAAAATCACGATACATTTGGTCCATGGCAGCCCAGCGATCCATTCCATAGCCGCCTGCTTATACAGCTTTTCATCTGTCAAGCGTTCAATTTTCATCAGGTCCTCGTTTGAGGCATAGCTTTCAATAAATCCATCATACTCGGACTCGGCATCTTCCCGTTCCCAGGTACGAGCATCTGGGCTTAGCCACAATTCCTCGACGTCCACGTTATCAATCTTTCCGGCCCAGTAAGCGCATTCATCTCCTGCCACGACCTCAAAGTCTACCATGGCCACAATCGGCATGGCTGGATTCTCCGCTGCTAGCCTCAAAAGTGTTGCTGTAGCTTCGTTTGGTTTGCTCATTTCCCTCACCCGTCCTTACAGTTGCAAATGTAGTATTTCCCATCATCGCCCTGGTAGACTCCAGTACCATGGCAGAAAGGACAATCTTTTTTCGGTTTTCCCTTGTTGACCTTGTCCAGGGGATAGAAACCTATCCATCCTTTTTCCGTGGATTTATCCACGATGCTTTTCTGGACTCCAGGATCCAGCGACAGCTTCCGCAGCTCGTCCATATTCAGCCGGAAGGTCTTGGGGTTTAGAGGTTTCCCTTTCGCTGACCTCATCTCTGACCATCGTCTCAGCGATTTTCTCAGCTCGCAGTCTTCGGTAAAGGCCAGGATGCCCTCCCCCACGTCAAAATCCTTCGAATGCCCGCCCGCCCGTTTTTCTCCTTTAGAAAAGTTATCCACAGACTTATCCACAGGCACTGTAGGAACGTCTCTATAGGTTGGTTCTTTATCTTTATCTTTATCTAGGTCTATATCTGGTTCTGTCGGCGTTTCATTTCGTTTCTGAAACGTTTCATGAAACGTTTCTTTTGCGGAACTCGTTTCAATTTGTGGAGATTCCGCCTTTTTCGTCTGTTTTTTTCGCCATTCCTGGAGACGTTTCCGGTCTTTTGCCCTGGCAATTTCGTACTTATCGGGAGATTGATACTTTCCCCAGTTTGGCAGACAGTAGGTTCCGTCGATAACATCGATCATCTTTAACCGCTGAAACGTTTCAAGCGCCAATTTCATGGTGGCGGTTTCCCGGCCGAAAATCATGGCCAGCATATCGGCAGTATAAGGCACCTCGTTGCTGATCCGGAGAATGCCGTCCTGGCACTCTTTACCGCAATGGGTGAGGATTTGAAGCCAGATGGCTATGATAGTGTCCCCCGCTGGCATCTTCATGATCAGTTTGATTTTTCCCTGGTCAAAAATATTCGTGGCCAGCTTGATCCACTTCATCCCTTCGGCCATGGGCATCACCTCCTTTCTCCCTGGATTCTGTCAGGATGCCTGATGGAGTGGCAGCACATTTCCTTCCGGTTCTTCTTCCAGATCTTCGTCTTCCGATTCATCAAAGAGGGATTGCTGTCCCCGGTAGCCGGCAGCATACAGCTTTGCCTCCTCGAACAGGATTTTGAATGGAGCAGCATCATACAAAGAATCTGCCGGGATGCCATTCAAAGAAATGGTGACGTATTTTCCGATCATGTGATTATAGACTTTCACAGCCAGGGAGTATTTGATGCCCTTCTTCCCATCTGCGCGGGATGCCTTCAGGAACTTCACTCTCCGCATCAGTTTGCTGTCAAATCCAGAAATATCATGGGGACGCATTTCTGCCATCTGACAGAAAAATTCAGGCATCTTGGCAATGGCGGCGTCCAGCTCAGGCCGGGCCTGTTCTTCACATTCCAGGACAACATGGTCTACCAGGTCATTGTCCCGTCTGATCAGATAATCCACCACATAGCAGCATTGGTTCTCAGGATCGTTTTTGATGCTGTTGACGTATATCTGCTCCATTTCATCTTCCTCCTTCACAATAGACAGGGACTCCGGTTATTCTTTGGATCTGTCGGATGAACTCTTTCGGATTTCCATTTTGTTTGCTCACATGGATCAGATGGACTTCCGACAGCAGATCCAGTCCCCCGATTTTCTTTTCTTCCTCCAGCCAGGCCTCCAGGGTTCCGATTTCCATATGGGTCTTCACCGTCCGGTTCTTTCTGGCCTTGATCAGTTCCCCTTTGACCAGGGACTCATTGATGTAGTCAAAGTTGTAATTCGCCTCCACCATCATTTTGGTGATCCCCCGGAGTCGGTAAGGAATGAACTCCGTATCTGTAGCGAACAGGATCACATCACCATCTTCATTAGCGTCCCCGTCCCATTCTCGTATGATAAAAATCAGTGGTTCCGCAGCATCATGGATTGCGGGGATCGCGGAAATGAAAAAGTGATGGGCATGGCAGCCGGCGAACTTGTGCCCGACTCTCCGGAACAGCATGGATTGTTCCAGTCCAAGCTTTTGAGCGGTGCCCTGAGAGCAGTAAATAGGGATCAGATGGTTCCGGATATCATTCACTGCCCTGGCATGGTCTCCGTGCTCATGACTGATGCAGCATCCCACAACCTTGGACAGGTTCCACTGGATCGCTTCGGCGATTTTCTTCCAGGGAATGCCGCATTCCAAGATAAGGACTTCGCCTCGGGAGTTGGTCAGCAGGTAGCAGTTGCCTTTGCTCCCGGTTGCTATAGTCCTGATATCGATGCTCAAAATGCCTTCTCCGGCATGACAACTTTATGTTCCTGTGCTGCTGCAGGCTTGGCCGCAGGTTGAGGAACCGCAGCAGGGATGGGGGCAGACATGGCAGGAGCAGCAGGCGGAAGCTCCTGGGCATCGACTACTTCGCCGGTGGCCTGCTTTTCCAGGATATCCGTCTGAATATCCATGTCGCTGCCTTCGTTCTCGATGGCTACGGAGTTCTGGTAAGCATCATCGATCTTGCTGGGGTCCAGGGTAATGGCCTTCGCTGCCTTGATAATCAGCGTCTTCCTGGCCATGGCTCCAAACCAGGCAGACCAGACATTATCTCTCTGGGCCAGGGCACGGTGCTTATTGATTTCCGCCCGGCTCATGATCACCAGCTTGTTCTGCATGGGGTTTGCATAGGTGATGTAAACGAAGCCGCCAATGATGTCCTCATCCTTCTTTTCTGCCAGGATATCTTTCGGAGTGTATTCGAAGGTATCGTAGGGATGGTTCATATCACGGAAATGGGGAATGAAGGTGTCGCCCTTATAGAGGAGCCGCGGGGTCGTATCCAGCACATCCCCATAGCTGTACTTCACAGCACGCCACATGTACCCATTGCACCCAAGCTGGAAGGTGAACCGGTACTTGCCGCCTGCGTTCTTGTCCCGTCTGGGAATGGGGAAAATCATGTTCTCCACCCGCATATCAAAACCCATCTGGGCGTTGTTCACCAGGTCCTGGTAGAGCTTCCGGTCCAGGATGCAGTCAGTCCATCTGATGCCGCTGTTGTTCAGGGCATTGGTCATGGCCACCTGGTAGCCCTGGATCAGATTCAGCTGGGCCTGGGTAGGCTGGAAGCTTTGGGCACCTCCGACTTCCACCACCGTCTGAACAAATCCTTTTCCGCTCTTCACGACTTCTTTCGTGTTCTCCATTTCAGTTCTCCTTTTCTACCCGCAGGGTCTTGTCTTTTTCGCTTACCACCAGTCTGATCATCTGGGCTTTGGTGGGAATCAGTTTGGTCACAGATTCGGCATTGTCGAAGAAGATGGGAGCATCTTCCCCATAAACATCGATCAGAGTGTTGATGACATCCAGGCCAGCATTCACCCGGAAGCCCGTGTTCAAGTCTTTATAAGGGACTCCCTGGAAGGAAGCTTCGCAGCACTCTTCGATTCCGTCGTTACTGATGTTCGGCTTGAACATGACAAAACGGACATGTTTGAATTTCTTGGCAGCCAAGGCATTGACCATTTCCGCCTTCTTCCGCAGGAAGCGGTCACAGAGGTACAGCTTCCGTTCCAGGTCCGTCTGCTTCTGGGCTAGTTCCTGACCCTGGTGGAGCAGTTCTCCGATCCTGGCCTGTATCTGCTGGTTAACGTCCTCGTAGTTCCGGATCTGCTGGGCTGCTTTCAGCTGTTCATTGGCCTTCCAGATCTCTTTATCCAGGGATTCGGCTTCATGGCTGGGCCGGCCTGCAGCAAGCTGATCTTCGATTTTTTCCAAAGAATTCCGAAGAGCCACTTCCGTATTCCCGGCCGGAGGCATCTCCAGGGCTGTGAGCTTAGCTTGGATGGCTTTCACCATCTTTCTGGATTCTTCAAGCTGAGGGTCCAGGGCAGCTGCCTGATCGGTTAGGGCTTTCAGTTCCTCGGTCAGCTTCTGTTTCTGTTCGGTTAATTTCTTCCCGGCTTCATTAATCCGTTTCAGCTTTTCTGACTTCTGGGTATTGAAGGCAGCTTCCTCACGTTCCATCCATGCCCTGGCTTCCTGGATCTTTTCTTCCGGCATGGTTTGCCCACAGGTGGGACAGATAGTGGTAATTTTCTCGCCCTCGAACTGCATTCCGTATTCTTCATCCCATGACTTCCGGAGATCCTGGAGCTGTTCTTCAGTATGGTTGATTTCAGCCTTGATCACTGAAGCCTTGTACATCAGGTCATCGGCCTTTCTTTCCAGCATGGTGCCTGTACGCTGTTCGGCATCAATCCGGTCCTGGATCTCATGGGCTTCTGCCCGGTAGGCTTCCTGCCGCTTGGCTTCCAGCTCTCGGATCTTGTTTTCTACAGAAAGCTTCTGGCTCTGGAGTTTGGCTTGTACCCCCTCAGCCAGGACGGAAGCTTTCTGTGCCTGCAGATCTGCCAGGACTTTTTCGAGGTGGTCGACGGATGCTGCCTTCTCATGGTCTTCCGCGGTCAGCGGTTTCATGGCCTTCCGGCATTCGTCGGCCCGGGGTTCACATTCGGCCCTGGCATCGGAGGTCTTCTTAATGGTCTGCCGGAGGGCCTGCCGGGTTTCGTCGATTGACCGGCCGGCAGCCATGGCCGTCACTTCTGCAAGATCGGGATCTGCAGCGGCAACATCTGCATCACTGACAGCCCCGCACACCTTGGTGAGAATGGAACGCCGTTCCTTCCAGGTCAACTTTTCGTTAAAGTACAGCGGATCCGTCAGGAGCTTGAACAGCTGCTCAGGAATCATACTGCTTACGATTTCCTGGAACCGTTTGCCCTGGACTCTGGTCAAGGCTTCCCCAACCGGACCGAAGTAGTAATCCGTGGTGTTCCCGTCATAAACTGCCTGGTCAGTTCCCCGGGCCTTCCTCCACCGCTCTTTGTATTCCCGCCGCAGGACCATGGTCTGCCCCTTTTTTTCTACCGTCATTTCAACGGCATGTTCCATCTTCGGGATTTCCTGTCCCTGGGGATTCCTGGTCTTGATTCCAAAATCTTTCTCATCCTTGGAATTCTTCCCGAAGAGGCACCAGGTGAAGGCATCGAACAATGTGGACTTTCCTGTCCCGTTGGATCCGTAGACCGCTACATTCTTGCCATCTGCATCCAGGATGAAGTCCCGGACGCCTTTGAAGTTTTTCAGGGTCAGCTTGAGTAATTTCATTTCGGTTCCTTTCTGTGATATAATCACAATGTCAGAATTTCTGACTGCCCATTTTTCACTGGACTGATTCCATTGCCGTGGAGTCAGTCTTTTTCTTTTCCCTTTCTCTCCGGTTCAGGTAGTCCGCCATGGCCTGGGCCTCACACCGGCAGTTGTAATCCTCCTTGTAGTAATCCTTCGAAATCCTAGTGCTCTGGACCTCCCGGAGCAGCCGGTACCGTCCTGTAGCTGGTTCCTTGACTACCTTCCAGGCTTTTCTTTTTATAAGATAATACGCTATCGTTTTCTCGTTCATGGTCATCACCATGCCTCCCATCCGTTTTCCATCGCCAGGGAATCCAGTTCTTCCTGGGCTTCTTCCGCCGATTCTCGCCATGGGAAACCTTTGACCACACGCAGGTGGCCGTTGTGGCAGCTCATCACCCGGAAGTGATCCCGGTGCTTGCCGAATCCGCCCATGACCGTGTAGACCGTGTCGGTTTCCATGTCTTTATACTGCATTTAATCACCCCCAGATCGCCAGGTTGAGGGCGAAGATAAACAGAGCTACAGCACCGAAGAAGCCGATGACCATGCCCTGAAACCGAGGCCCAAGGACGTGGAACCCCTCACAGATCACGTCAGTAAGCCACGAAGCCAGATCCATCGCAGTCCGGATCAAGATGCACGTAATCAGGATCATCGTCACCAGAATCGGCGCATTCTTCGGTGCCCGTCTCACTTTCGTTTCCATTTTCATCATCCTTTCTTTCCTCGTAGTCGGGAAACCCGTCTTCCATCACATCAAACCCATCATCCAGCTTGTCCATGACAACCTGCCGTTTGGCCATCAGGTCCTCCAGATCTTTGCCCAGAATCATCACCGCGCTGGCATCCAGCACAGGATGGCCATAAACGTCAATAGCTCCGACTTTATCGGCCAGGTCGTCTACCGCATCGAGAAAGTCATCATCAACCAGATAAAATCTTTTCATTAGTCCAAAACCTCCTTTTTTACACCTTCCAGGCTCCGGTTGGCGATTTCCACCAGGAGCGCCTGAAGCTTTTTGTTTTTTTCCTGTTCTTGTTTCAGACGTTTTTCCAACATGGCACATTCCGGATTGTATCCGGCACATCCGGTCTCCAAAATGGACATAATGTACCGCTTGGAAAATCGGACACCGGGGATTTTCAAGGTTTTCAGTGCTCCGTTTGCCACCATTTTGTAGACCTGGGAATCGGAGTACTTCAGAATCTTCATGACTTCTTTGACCCCGATGGCTTCGTCTTCCATAGCCGTCACCTCCTTTGTTCCAACAATCTCTATACCCGATTTCACATCCTCTTTTGGTATAATGCCAAGAGAAGGGAGATGAGTTCGATGGGGTACTCACGTGAAGATTGTGAAAAATTGGTTATGCTTGCAGATGATGATGGAAAAGTTCGGTATAAAGATATGCACGAAGCCTTTCCAAGTGCATCTTCAAGATTCTTTTACGACTTGATTGGGGATGATTTCCAAATGAAACATGGTTTAATTGATCCCCGTCTAATCCGTTCGACACCTTCTCAGATTATGCTTTTCTGGGATCACTGCCCAGAAGATTACAGAGAAGGGTATGAATTCAAACCTGATGATACATTCCATCTGTCTGTCCCTGGTGCAAACATCCGCTATGAAATCAAAAAAGCGGAAGCGCAGGAAAAGCTCACCATTGATACACTTCGATGGGCAAAGATTTCTGCTCTGCTTGCACTAATCGGGATCCTCATCACAATTTGGCAGATAGTGAAAGGATAAGCAGCAGATTGAAAAGCGTAACCACGATGGCAATCAAAACATATCTTTTTGCCAGTCGGATTTCTTCCCGAAATGTTTCAGGAGTATAATTCCACCAGTCTTTCAGCCTCATAATCAAATGGGGCTCTTTCTTTTTCCCCTCTTCATTCATGTGCTTCCCTCCCTGCCAGGAACTTGTTCACGAAGTACTGTTGGCCTTTGCCAGTAACCAGAGTTGTCCTGGTCAGTCTCACGGATCCATCCGGGTTGTTGATGGTCCGTTCTTTTACCTTGAACAGATCCATATCCCTGGCCCGCTGGGTTGGCATGTTCTTGTCCGCCCCTGATTTCATCAGGTATCCATGATCCCGCAGCCACTGGAACAGGCGTTTCTGCCCGATTTCCACCCCGTTCTGGTGGATCAGTTTGGCCAGGGCTCCTACCAGGATGCCGTCCTTGCTGACACTCACAGCATCGGCGAAGATCTCCTTGGGCCGCATCCGCTGGTTGTCGGCTTCCAGGGCCCGGTTCCGTTCCTGCTCCTGTTTCAGGTTCTGTAGAATCTGGATCATAAAATCAGGATCCTGCAGGGACTTCTGGATGACTTCCGGAGTCATATAGGCTCCGTGCTGACGAATGGCGGGGATAACCTCATGGGTGATCCACCGCTTGAACTCTTTAGCTGACGGCATTTTGCTGGAAAGCACTAGGCTGTAGAGACCGGATTCGTTAATGATCGCAGGGCATTGTTCTCGGCCGATGGAGTCACGAATCGTTACCCCATCTCCCCGCATCTTGTCATCTGCATCCACATGGTCAGCCAGCGCCTTGCGTGGGTTTGAATATCCGAGAGCCTCCGCAACGTCCTTTCCAACAAACCACGGTTCATTATTGATTATCAAAGTTCTGACGCTACCAAACTTTTGGTTTTGAAAAATTCCTAGTTTTTCCATTTGGGAACTCCTTCTTGATTTTTACTCACTTTAAGTGAGATTTTGAGTCAAAAAAAAGTCGGACGATATGCCAAAGTGCTTTATTAGCAGTACTTTTACGGCATCCCTGGGCATGCGCTCGCCCTGTTCATACATGTAAATAGTCGACTCACTGACTCCGATTTGCTTGCCTAAATCACTCACAGACTCTCCGCGTTGCTCCCGCAACTCGCGGAGTTTTTTCCCAATTGTTTTACGATCAATGGATACCATGCTTTTCACCTCCGTTCTCACTTTCAGTGTAATTATATCACTTTAAGTGTATATGTCAACAGTGTATTGTGAAATTCTTCTTGAAATCATTACACAAAAAGTGTAATATTAAGATATGGAAACGAAAGGGGATGAGTAAATGCCTGAGTTCAAAGATAGATTAAAACAGATGAGACAGTCTGCTGGTTTGACACAAAGTGAGCTAGCAGAAAAATTGGGAGTATCTACCAGTACAGTATCTATGTATGAAGTTGGAAGCAGAAAACCTAGCTTTGAAATTTTAGAGCAGCTTGCAGACTTTTTTAACGTAGACACAGACTATCTTATGGGGAAGGCTTCTCGAAGCGTTTACTACTTGGATCCAGAAACGGCCAAACTAGCGCAAGAATTGAAAGATAATCCTGGCCAGAGAATCCTATTTGATGCATCCAGAAATTTGACCCCTGAAGATATAAAAGTAGTGATGACTGTAATTAAGGGCCTGAAGGCCAAAGAAGGAATCGATGAATGACTATTATCCTGACTTATCAACCACTCCCCCCTAATGTTCCCGCATTGGTCCATGCCAACCCCGATGATTCTTATACGATCATCGTCAACAAAGATCTCTCTGAAGAAGGCCGCAAAGAGGCTTTTCGGCACGAAGTCAAACATATAACTGGAGGTGATCTGTATAAAGAGAATAGCGTAAACGCCATAGAGACTTCATGCCACAACAGCACGGTCAATTTTCAGATTAATGAAAATGTGGAAATCTATGTGAAAGATGGTGAATGATCTTGGCTATCGAATTTTCTTTGAATGGTTGCTCTATAACGGTAGATTCTTCTAATAGTTCCAAAGCAAGCATGAAAAACAAGCGAAACAAGGGTTGTTCTCTTTTAACGCTTCCAAAAGACTATATTGTGATTGATCTGGAAACTACTGGATTAAATCCTTCTTTTGATGAAATCATCGAAGTCGCGTGTGTTCATTTTGCTGACGGAAAAGAAGTGGATAACTTTCACTCTTACGTACAGCCAGAGCCTTTTGACGAAGATGGAAAGACTGTATATGTCGATGATTTCATTACAGAGCTAACCGGCATCACTAATGAAATGCTTCAAAACGCGCCCAAATTCAAAGATATTGCCGGGCCCTTGTTTAACTATCTTGATGGAGCATTTATCGTTGGCCACAATGTGAATTTTGATATAAACTTCCTTTATGACAATTTTATTTCCACCATAGGAAAGGAATTTTCCAATGATTATATGGATACCATGCGCCTGGCCAGAATCGTGCTGCCAGATTTGCAGCACCATCGTTTAAAGGATCTATGCAAGGTTTTCAATATCACGGAAACCCAGCATAGAGCAATGAATGACTGTAAAATCACTCAGGAAATTCTTTCCCAATTGTTATCCATTGTGGAAGATAAACAAATAGATTTATCTATCCATAAGGCTTACCATAAAGTTTCCCTCGCCTCTTTAAAAAGTAATGTATCTCTAAATGACAAGACGCATCCCTTCTATGGGAAACATTGTGTTTTTACTGGCACTCTCAAAAAGTTTCTTAGAAAAGATGCTGCTCAGATTGTTTGTAATATTGGCGGAATATGCGATGATAACGTTACTAAAAAAACAAATTTCCTCATCATAGGGGGATTGGAAGACAATCCTCTAGTGAAAGATGGAAAAAGCGGAAAGATGAAAAAAGCAGAAACCTTGATTCTAAAGGGTCAGGATCTGCAAATTATCAGTGAAGAAACTTTTTATGATTTATTAAGCGATTATATCGAAGAATAAAAAAATCCCTGCCGGTACTGCGAATACCGACAGGGAAAACGTAATCCACCTTGTCCAAAGGGGCTTACTCTAATATTGTACCACAGAGGCCCCTTTCTGCCCAGAAGGAGGCTATTTTTATGGAATATACATTCAGCTACAGAGAAAAGAATGGCTCCATCTGCTTGATCTTGTCTTACAAGGTCGGAAAAAGATGGAAACAGAAAACCAAACAAGGCTTCAAATCACAAAGGGAAGCCAGAAAGTACCAGGATACTCTCCTAGCCCAGGTAAAAGAAACCGCTGGGCTGACGGATGATATCCGACTGAAGGATATCTCCCTCCGGGATTTCTTCCCGATTTTTGCCCGGGACAGGAAAGAGTTCCTGGCTGCAAACACACTGAAGAATTATTACTACGGCATCAAGAGCCTAGGGGATACAGCTGCCATTCCCATCCGAGAGCTGACAACGGCAGATTTGACCAATGCTCTTATGGGGATCGACGGAAAACCATCCAGCAAAAAGATCCGGCTGCGGTTCATTATGCCGGTTTTAGAGCACGCGGTCAAGGTTTATAAAATCCTCAATGTCAACCCGGCAAAGGGGATACAGCTGCCCCAGGATAAAACACCAAAAACGCTGCGGGCATTCAGTCGCGAAGAACTAGATCAGCTGCTCAGACTGGTAGATCATAATCCTACCTACAAACTCATAGTCATCCTGGGAGCCAACACAGGCATGCGGTTCGGAGAAATCATGGGGCTGCCCTGGGACGCCATAAACTGGACCGCCAGAACCATAAAGGTAAAGCAACAGTACAACCTGATTGGGCGTAATAAATATGGAATCACCTATTGCAAAACCCGTAGCAGCAATCGGATCATCCCAGCGTCCCAGACTGTCCTGCAGGCCCTAGCGGTCTGGAAGAAAACCATGCCAATGACAATCACTGGAACCGTTTTTCAGCTGAAGAGCATCAAGCCGTTGCAAACCAGACTGAACGCCCTGATTAGAAAGCATTTCCCTGGGCGGTCCATCCATGCCCTGCGCCATACTTTCGCAACGCTTCTGTTATCCCGGACTGGAGACATCAACTTGGTAGCCCACATCCTGGGAGATTCAGTAGAAACCGTTTCCCGTGTCTATGTCAACTACACGGAAGACATCAATCAGGTAGCTGCGGAAGCCATTGGATCCTTGTACTAA